TTGACTGTATATACGTACTTCTTGTTCGGTAAGGGTGAGGTTATACACGTTGATAAAATTTAGTATTGTAAGCTCCTTCCCATGTCAAGTTGTGAATAGTAGCTGGAGCTGGGTGTGTTGATTTAATTGTTAATAATACGTTTGTATTAGCATCATATATAGGTAGTTCTCTTATTACATTATCGTCGACTGTTGATTCTGTACTAGCTGCATACTGGTCAGCACCTGTTAGTTCAAATAGTTCTGTATATGCAACTCTACCTGTTCTGTTTAGTGTTGTTTCGTATAAACCTATTGGACCAAATCCAAGCTTAGCTCTGTGTAATACAAGACTAGATCTAGTATCAGCTCTAAAGTTTTCTCCATCTCTAGTTACATAGTAAATAGTAGGTAAGTCAACTTGCATAGTAAACTGGTATCCTACGTAAACTGTTTCATTTTCCCAGTTACCATCTAGTTCCATTTGACCAGAACTATTGATAGTTATTTCACCATATCTACCTATACCTTCTAAATTTTGACCAGAAGCAGTAGCAGAAATATATGCAGCTAATTGATTGCTACTTTCTAATCCTACAGGTTTAGCTTTAGTAGATTTATTGGTAGTTGGATTATGACTCCAACCAGATGTGGACATTAAATGATCTAAATGTATTCTATTTTCTGACAATGCAAAAGTATTAGAATCCATTTTAATACTATATTTAAGTATTTGATCTTTATGTGGTGAGGTGGTTTTTGTCCTTACAACTACATATAAGCTATCATCTTGCATACAGTGATATTGAATTTCTCCAGTCAATGTCCACTTAAACCAAGATGCTAATTTTCTTTCTCTAATATTGTCAAAGTATCTGTATCCGTAAAGTGTAGATGTACCTTCTTCACTAAAAAATATAACTGAGTTTTCTCTAGAGTTAGATATAAGTTTTAAATCTTTTTCAAATAACCTAGAAACTACTGCACTTTGTTCTATTATTTCTGGTTCACCTTCTAAGAACCCGACAGTAGTACCAAGAGAGATAGGATTTGTAGCAAAGTTAAAGTTGTAAGTAGAAAGAGCATTGATCTTAGCTGTTTGTGGACTGAACACGTCACTATCTGTAGTGAGCATGAATTGTTGGTTTTTACTAAATAAGATCAAACCAGTATTTACTTGAATACCATCATAAAGAATTGCTGGATATTCTGAACTAGCTGCTATGTCTATTGGATCACTAGCTACAAGTTGGATAGCTGACTTAGCAAAGAAGTTTGTAAAGTCTCCGGGACGAGACATAACTATATTTTCATCAGCAAGTATTGCAAATCTGTTTCTAAAAAACAACATCTTACTAATTTGTTTACCTATAAATGAAGGTTCAGGATTAGTTACATCATCACCAACTATTGCATCATCCCATTTAGGAGTTGGTATTCCTCCTACATAACTACTTGTACCCGTGCCAGTGGTAGACAGTGGAAGTGGATTTGTTATTTTATAAGTATCATCATCAACAACTTCATCTACAGTAGCTCCAAATTGTAGGGTTGAAGGACCACTGCCATATTGTAAAGTTACGTAAACTAAATTACCAACAGTTAAACCATGATTTGCTTGAGTGTTGATAGTAACAGTATTATCTACCTGTGACCAACTAGATATTGTTTTAGCACTATCGGAAGGATCTGCAAAAGTAACTCCGTTTAATTCAGTTAATCTAAAATTACCATCAGGAGTTCTTATTAGAAGAACAGGCATAGTAGATTTTTTCAGTTCTATTAATCTTCCCGGCTTAGCACACTCTTCCCATGTACCCTCACCATCTCTACCATTATTACCAAAGAATTTAACATAATGATTATCCTCATCAGCAACACTATTAATAACCTCTACAACCATGCCGTGCTTGCACTGAGAGGGCAGATCACCTACATCGTTAACTTTACTAGCAATAACATTTAAAAGCTCTCCTACGGGCGTAGAAGCGTTGAATACGCTAGTTCGTTTTATATGTAAACCTGTACCTATTATAGTTATATCGCTGTCAGCTATGTGACCTCCTGCAATGATACCTGATTTAATATCACCAAGAATACTCTCAGCAGTAATAGTCGTTTCAGTGTCAAATGGTGTAGGTTGTGGTCTAACTAAGGCAAGGTTTGCTTGAGCGTTAGATGTACTGATAGTGTCTATTGTAACTTTATAGTAAGCATCTTTCATCCAGACGTAGAAAAAGTCACCTTGTTGCCAACCTTCTCCACCATGTAGTAAATCGTGGGTAACTGTATATCTTGCTTGATATGTAACGTTAGATCCTGAACCAAAAGGAACTGATTGACCTGTAGTAGCAATACGGAAGTATAAGTTTTTTCTATTAGGTTGATTAATTTCTGAAGAGTTTACATTTCCAACAAGATTTCCTGATTGGCTATTTACACCGTTTGGATGAGTAAATGTAAATACTGTAGCACTACTTACTGTAATTTGTGCAAAACAGTCAGGGGGTAAATTAAAAGATCCATTTACAGTAGTGAAATCAAAATACAGTTGATCGTTATCTGATAAACCATGAGCTGTAGATGTAGTGACTGTAATAAGAGAACTGTTTTGTACTGAAGTGTAAGTTCCTCCAAATGCTTTTTTATGAACACTTACATTGTACTGATAATTAACATCTGATCTACTACCATCAGCTAGTGTACCACCTGTTGCAGCCTCGTCAACTAATGTTTTATTACTGTCAACACTAAATATACGTGTGCCTACATTAGGTGCAAATGAATCTCTACCGTCTCCAGCAGGCTCTCCACATCTAAATGCGTTAGCACCTCTATCAGCGTGCGCTTGCATTCTAAAAGAAGAATCACAGTAGCTGTTACTTGAAGAAACTTGAGATACATTAATTCTAGTTGCTGTAGTAACTGGAGTAAAATGACTGGATTGACTACCATCTTCGTCAAATAAATTTAATGAATACTGTTTTGCATAAGATATTTTTTTTAATTCTACAAAAATTTCTTTGCCAAAATTTCCAAGTGGTTCTTCAGTAGTATCCATTTGAGTAGTAATGGATCTGTTATTAATGTAAGTATAATCATTAAGAGTTAGTGTTTGTATATCTTCGTCACCTGTGTGGGTTAGATATGTGTTGTTTCCTATTGCATTGACTACATCCTTTTCGTCTCCTGTAAGACAGTCCCACATTCTGACTGTTCCATTTCTAAAAATCTGTCCTATATATTGCTCATTCTCATCTCTGTAATAGTGAAACCATTTACCATCAGTAGAGGAAATTTTTGTTCTGTTACTTCCATCTGAATTTGTCCCATCAGATAAAGATGCCACAAACTTTCCAGCCGGTCTTTTTAATAATCCTTGTGTAACGTCAGGTAAGGCGTTCACCATGTTTCTTACCTGACCGGGAATCTTTTGCTCGTCAGGTTGTTGTGAAATGCCAGCCGTTAACGCTGGAATAGTTTGTGTAATGTTCGCCATTATCTAATAAGTGCCTTGTAAGGTTGATAAGATCTATAGTTACTTTCATGTGGAAAGCCAAAGAAAGTATGGTCTGCCTGTTCACAATCGTACTCATATGCTGTTGCCTTAGTTTGTGCTTCTTCTAATTGCAGTAACTTAACTAAGTCTGGATTGTTAACTAATTGTGTTGCAGCTCTTACTGATGCTCTAGCAATAATATATCTCTGTATAGCTGGAGGTATATCATTGAAAGCTAGTAAGTATGTTATGTCGAAATAATGATCTCCACTAAAAACATATGTGTGGTTAACATTGTCATATAATTTTCCATTTTTCCTTACTACATCTTTAGTTCTATCAGACAACCCTTCATGTACGTCATATCTGAGATAGTTAGTAGGAATAGTATAATGACCATTATCATCAGGAGATCTTAATACATGGTCTTCTTTGTTAAAATGCCAGCCTTCGTTTTGCACGTCTTTAGTAACCTCCATTAGAAGTCCATGAATCATTGCAATTTGTGGGTTGGCAAATGTGTTTGCTATTTCTTGTCCTGTGTTAGTCACGTCTGTAGTTACAGTTCCAAGAGTAGTTACAGGTGACTGACC